TTGGTCGGTCGTGATAGATAGAGAGAATGAAGGAATCATCGTGACGAAGCACACAGGAGAAAGATTAAACTGAAAATTTTAATAAATGTAACTCATCTCAAATCCTTATCAGCCGTATAGTACGTCTTCCCCTTAGTTGCGAAGCTGTGCACCCTAGCATACCCCCACGCTTGTGGAGAAGCTCCCGGTCGATGCCCGGTTCTCCACGCAGCGAGTCCCCTATTGTAGATGGTCTTCACAGTCTTTAGAGGAATGCCAGTAGCCTTCGCAATATCTGGTAACGACTTGACATCTGAGCCGTACCTTTTCCTAAACTTTTGGGTGTAGGAGGAAGTCTTCGTCTTTCTTCCTTCGTCTGTTCGGAACTTGGTGTAGTCTTTCTTGAGCATCTTCTTGTAACGAGTTTCAACACTCTTGAGAGTTTCAAGTCCCCTGAAGTATTTGAGGGGTGCATAGATCTTACCTTCAGATTTACGCAGTTGCCCCACCTTCTTGGTGATGGCTGCATCAGTGAGAGGCATCTTACTTTTTCCTGAGATTTATATTTGTCATTATCACATTTCCGTTCTTATTACGGTTGTATAACTTCATATTCTCCAGTTGTCGTGATATTTCATTCACTTTGTTCATCTGTATATAATTTTTAGTTAATTTGTTAACCAATTGGGCGAGTTTCAATTTGTGCTCAGGAGTCTTTGTCCTCCTCCAAGATCGCTGGATTTTTATCGCGGCTTCTCGATCACGGTTAGTGGCTAAGTCAGATAGATTAACCAACTGATCAATTTTTTGTTTCATTCTTTTATCGAATTCCTTACGCTTACTTATAGTTGTAAAAAACTCGGGCATTCTTATTTTTTAGTAATATTTTTATCACACAGAATATAAATGGGGCGAACGTGTTCTCTGATGATAACTGACACTACTAAACCTAAACATATTGATTTGTTTTTTAACAGTGTATGGGGAAGGTACAATGAACCGGTTAATCTTGAATTAAATACTGTACATTGTAACAATGTGTCTATAAGAAGGATTCTATCTATGAAGAAGGTACTGGATCATCATAGACCAAACTCTCGTAAGTATGTGGAAAGTAGTACGATCATAGTTGGATCGCACTTCGCGCGGAGGGTCTTACAAGTTGGACTCTTCCTTGTTAGACCTGAGAAACCCGTGTTTATTAAGGTCGCCCCATAAGTTTCTTCACATGTTCCACGAACGTCTCCCCACGATGAGATTCCGGGAACGTTTTGAAGTACAACGTAAACACGTCTGTACCATTTGAATGAACGTGGAGGAGATAAACCAAGAACATCACAAAGTTGAATATCACATCCTCGGTGTTTAAAAGAGACCTCGACGGATCTTTTACATAACTGAGTAATGCAAATAGAATCTCTAAACCAATTATAACTGCCCTTTTAGACCAGTGATAATCACTTGTAAATCTAATGGACGTAGTATATGCAGCAACTCCAACTGCTAATAATAAAGGTAATAGAGGAGAGTAGGGATTAAATCCCAAATAGTATGATACGGATAAAGCCCACAACCACCAACTAAACACAAGACTCTTTTTCCTCATCTATCTTCACTTGAGATATTTTATAGCCGACGCAATATTTGGGTAAATACATTTACCAAAGCGGACCCGTCCCGTCCTGGGGTTGTAGTACCCTACGTGACCATTGAAGATGGCCCTGTGAAGTTCACCCATATAAAAGATATAAGATTATAATAGTCAGCGACGAGATGGGACTTTCGATTATTATGGGAAATATGTTTTCTGGTAAAACATCTGAACTTATTCGGCGACTTAAGCGTCTAAAAGTTATAGGAAAAGATGTGATGATTATCAATTCCGCCAAGGATACTAGGTCCGCTGAAGAAGTTCTGAAAACGCACGACAATGTTAAGTTCAATTGTCATAAAGTATATGACCTATTTGAAATTATTAATACACGCGAATTTGATGAGGCTGATATCATCGCCATCGATGAAGCACAATTCTTTCCCAGGCTCAAGAAGTTTGTAGAATGTTGTCTTCATGTTAATAAATCAGTGATATTAGCTGGTCTCGATGGTGACGCATTTCAAAGAAAGTTTGGTGAACTCACCGACTGTATTCCACTCGCGTGTGATGTCACCAAGTTGTCAGCACTGTGTATGAGGTGTAAGAATGGAACACCTGGACCGTTTACAAAACGCACAGTTGATGACAAAACCCTAGAACTCATAGGTGGAAGTGATATGTACATCGCAGTATGTAGGAATCACCTATGAACATCGAGAATAAGTGTGACTCTCCGAGCGTCGCCAGTTTTTATAAGTTCATGGTACTTCGCATGATCAAAGAGGATATCTTCACCCTCTCTGTGTATGTGCCTACCTTCAGCTGTGTATAGACTACAATCACCGTTACCGTGTATAGTTAATTGGTACCTTAGGAGTTCATTTGATTCGGCTCTATGGGGTGGTATTATCATCGGACCTTCTACAACTGCGAATGCTGCGACACTCGTATCTATACACTTAATCTGTTTAACTAAACTATACAACACTGGGAAATTTTCAATTTTATAAAAGTAATAGTTGTCATTTTTTTCAAACCACGGATCGATATCATGATAATACTTCTTATCCAGTGTAGGTGCGATACGATCGAATTCTTCACGAATATTCTTATGATGCATCTTGATTAGGAAAAGACCTGGATAATTCCTAACGATGTGTTTGGATGTGTTATGTATGATTTCCCTGAATGTATTTTGTATACCGAGTAGTGGTCTCCCTAATTTACTGAAATAGAGAAGGTCAATCGGTGATTTCAAATAATCGTAACAAATCATCGAGATGGGAACCAACAGGAGAGACCACATTATTTTCTCAGTAGATAATAAAAATGCCCGGATACAAGCAAGAGTCTATGGTGATCGCCAACCCTGAGCCTACCCCTGAAACTAAATCCCTCGCGGATCGTTTCAAGATGCCCTCCATCCCCACACTATCCCTCGTCCAATTTGTTCTCATCGCACTCGTTGGCCTGTATGGTTTCTCGGTCCGTAAGATGAACCGCCCCGTTCTTCTCACTATGGTGACCGGTATCGCTGTTCTCCATGCGTACGATCACATGTACCGTGTCAAGCGTGGACCCGAACGTGACATCTTCCCCTCTTCCAAGGAGGAATACTGCTGTGGTGGTGGTTGCGGTAAGTAAATTATCTTTGTAAATTATAAGTATGCGCGTCACAGTCACTAAAAGCCCTGATAAGAAGAAAAAGTTCAGGGCGATACTAGACGACGGCAGGAGTGTTGATTTTGGTGCCAGTGGATATTCAGACTACACCAAACACAAGACTCCCTCGCGTATGCGTTCATATGTATTACGTCATGGAGGTCATGTACCCAGACAGACCTTAGATGAACGAGATCCTAAGAAGATCCAAACGAAAATGTTAAATGTTGATCGAAGCGACAAAGAAAATTGGAAGATTAGCGGTATCGATAGTGCTGGATTCTGGTCCCGTTGGTATCTATGGAGTTATCCAACTTTTGGGGAAGTTGAAAAATTTATGTCAAAACGATTCAATATTAAAATAACCAGACGCTAAAAAAAGTATCAGTGTATATAAAGAGTGATGATACCATTTCCATTACTTCTCATATGTAAGTTACCTCTGATAAATAAGATACCTATACCAATCTTATCTGATTATTTGAGTAATAAGAGGGGTCCTATGCCAAATACATATTTGATGTCTCATATCAGTACCATATGCACATCTTGTATATGTGTGATGCTTATGGGGTATATGATAAATAAGGCCACGTCCAGCTTTCCCCCAAAACTACCACCCCCAATGATTTTCCCTATGATTGGGTGGCTATGCCTTCAGTCATGTTCCTCGGCTTCAGTTCTTGCCGGAGATGTACTTAAAAGGCGATAAAATGTAAAAATGTTTCGATTTCACCTTGTTCAATCAATGTACCCAGGTATATTTCCCTACCTGACATCGTCAATGGATTGAATTTAGACTCTTTAAGAACCTTCTGTATCGTAACACCACTTTGATCGAATTGTAAAAGAATCTGGGAAAGTAGATCAAAGTCAAGTCTAGTCATAGCAGTCACAAATTTAGATTCAGAAAACTCATATTTACCGACAGTATTCTTTATTAACATGTGTATTTTTATGAATTCTTTCATTTCGGTATCGGGGTCTGAACCTATTTCATCAGCATTCAATAAATTGCGTAGACCGGACCCTAACTTTTTTAGAAAATCTCGTTTAAGATCGTTGAGAGACATCTTACTGTTTACATCGGAATTAATTTACATACATTGAGCGTATGTAAATTAATTGTTTATTCTATTCATATTTTGTGAATGCTTACTGGTTGTTCATCTCCTTGCGAGCCTTGTTAATAGCATTCATCGCAATCTTCTTTGCCAGGTTGCGAAGCTTCTTAGCGTTGTTCAACATACCGTTAGCGTTGTTAGCGGGCTTGTTGTTGCCATTGTTAGCGGGCTTGTTGTTGGCAGGCTTGTTGTTGCCGTTGTTGGCAGGCTTGTTGTTGCCCTTGTTGTTGCCGTTGTTGTTGG